ATTGTGGAGATGGGCGGACTACATCGCCCCGGCATATAGGCCTCTCAGGGGCTTCTGTTGCTGTTTTTGTCTTCTCCTTCGGTCCATAAAAGTCCATAAAAGACCCACAAAGCCCACCCTTTGGTGTCACAGTTTGCGGTCGAACGCACCCATCCTCTCGCGCTTCTCTGTGTCCGCGATGGCGATGTAGGGCTTCATCGCACGATAGTCGCTGTGGCCGGTCCACTGCATCACGACTGTCGGAGGGATGCCTAACATGAGCGCGTTGCAGATGAAGGTGCGCCTGCCCGCGTGGGTGGAGATCAGCGACCACTTCGCCACCACCTCCTCACACCTCTCGGAGCCTCTGAACTCGACACACTTCACCGCCTCATCAATCCCGCACTCCTTGGCTATCGCTTTTAGGTATCTGTTGCACACCTGGTTCGACATTCTCGGAAAGCCGAAGCCGCCGGGGACTGACACGTCAACATACCGCCCGATGATCTCGGAGCTCCAGGTGTTGAAGTCCACCTTGAGGTGCTTGCCGGTCTTTATGCTGACGAAGTCGATGACGTCCTCCTTCATGTTCTCCCAGGTCAGGCTCATCGCGTCAGAGAAGCGGAGCGAAGTGAAGCAGCAGAAGAGGAAGATGTCGCGGGCGGTGTTGTGCTCCGTGCCCTCCTTCTCGTACTTATATACGCGCATGAGCTCGTCCCACGTCAGGAAGATCACCGGGTCCTCTGTCTTCCTGAACTTCGGCGCGTACTCCTTCCAGTCGGGAGAGGTGAGCCAGCGGCGCCTCTCGGCGAAGGCGCAGAACCAGCGCAGGTAGCCGAAGTCCCTCTGGCAGGTGTTGTCGTTGTGACCCTTCTCCTCCCTGAGATATTTGAGGAAGCCGCTCATGTTTGATGAGGTGAAGCCTCCGAACGTGGCGAAGGGAGCGAAGCCGGCGATGTTCTTCTGGAAGCTCCTCAGCTTCTTCACTGTGTCGACGCTCCAGGAGCAGCGCGCGCCCTCCTCACGCAGGAAGATCTCGAAGGCGTCAGCTGTCCTGACATCCTTGGGGGCGTCAATACCGAGCTCGACGCGCAGCGCGGCCCTCACCTCGTCAGCTGTGGGCCAGGTGTCAGTCTGGGCGAAGCGTGCAAAGACGTCATCCGCAGCTTTCCGGTATCTCGCGACCTCATTGTTGACAACTCTCGCCGGTATTCTCTGAGGGCCGACCACGCTCCTCAACGGACAGCACTGTCCGACGGCGTTCCAGCTCTCCGGCTCCATGATGAACCCGAGGTTCAGGGAGACCGTCGTGCGCGATCCGGTCCAACGCACCCTGCAGACCAGGTGGGCGAGAGGATCCGCCGCGTCCCTGCGATGGAGGACGAAGGCGGTGTTGTGCTTCAGCTTGATCATCCCTGCATCTTCTCGATTATTCCGAGCAGTCGGTCAATCTGTGCCTGCTGCTTCTTTATTGTTTCGTAGAGGATCCTCATGTCAACGCCCTCCGGCTTATACACATACTCCTTGACCTCTCCGGTCTTTCCACGCTGCTCGAAAGGATCGCCGGCCGAGTTCAGCATCTGGTCGCAGTCGGCATCTGTCAGCCAGCGCGGATTGACCTCAGGGAACACCCGCGCGATGTCTCTCGCGAGGAAGTCCGTGACAGGCCTGCGCCCGTTCATACACTCGGAGACGTAACTCCTGTTCTTTCCGATTTTAGCGGCGAAGTCGCTGTTGTTGTAAATCTTGCCCTGTGACCTAAGCATTTTTATTAAAAGCGTAAGTCTTTGACTTCCAATATCTTCCATAAAAACACGAAAAAACAACAAAAAAAGACGACAAAAATGTTGACAAAGTGAAAAATTAAGATTTACTTTGCCGTTGTGTTAGTAACAAAGTTAGTAATAAATACGAAAAATGAAAGTACAAAAGACACAGAACGGACGCATCCAGCTCCTGGCCACTCTGAACAGCATGGAGGTCGGTGAGAGCTGGAAGATCAAAGCCGAGGCGCTCAACCTCCGCTACCTCCGCGTCACCGTCTGCAACTACTCGAAAGCAGTGAACAAAATGTTCACGGTGAACTGTCCGGCAGACGCGAAGCACATCAACGTCACAAGAACTAAATAATACTTCAATATCATGAAACGCTTTTTCAAAACCCTCCTCCGCGTCGTACTCACGGCCGTCATGTTTGTCTGGCTTCTCGTTAACGTCGTTCTCATCTTCGGCGAGCCGGACGGCAGTCTCGTTCTGACCCTCGTGATCAAGGCCGGGGGAGTGGTGAGCGTTCTGGCTCAGCTCTTCGTCCTCGCCGTATGCAAGGACAACGGACTCATATCTCTCAACCTCTAAATCTTCGGAATCATGGAACAGATCAAGCAATACCTCGCACTCTCTCAAGAACAGGCTGAAGTCCTCGATGGACTATTTGATGACCTCGGTCTGGAAGTGGTCGCAGTGATGCGCGAAGTCAATCAATAGCAAGCAAACTTTCATTCTTGGTTTTAGTTTTCAATCGGTTCGCAGTGATGCGCGCGTCTTTGTTTGTTGTAATCATGTTGTAATCATGTGACAAGCCGGGAAAGACCGGCACCTGGGCGAATATGAAGCCGCTGACCGGAGAACAAGCTGTGCATGGTTTTACGCATTTTCACGCCTGGGAGGTTCGACTCCTCCTTCGCCCACATGGATCTCAACACCAAAATATCAGACCTCACCCTCGGCGAGCTTCTCGAAGTCCTCGGCGCTGTTACGCGGGTACCTGGCAGGGGGACCGTCAGCGGGCTCGCCGGGCTCGCGGAGCTCTTCGGGGTGTCTCTGTCTACCGCCAAAAGGTTCAAGGCCTCCGGCATCCTCGACAGAGCGATCAGCCAGAGGGGGCACGTCATCGTCACAGACGCGGCGCTCGCCCTGAGACTCTATAGTGAGGCCACTCACGGACGCAAAACTATCAAATACTGACTATATGGACGCAATTAAAATCAACGTGGAGGTGAGCCTGTCAGAGGCCACCCTCGAAGCTCTCAGGGCCATCGCGGTCTCAGTGTCTTCAGCCATCATGACCACAAACCTCAGCAAGGTCCTCGCGGACAAGGAGCTGGTGAGAACGGTCGGCGCTGAGGTGATCGAAGGACAGCGCGAGGTTCAGACCGCAGTGTCGGAGCAGAAGAAAGAATTGAAAGAAGAGGCGGCGGAGGAAGCTGCCGCACCAGCCGAGGACATCCCCGGCGACCTGCCGGACTTCGACGAAGTCAGCGATGACGAGCTCATCAGCGCCACCCGTAAGGCTGTGGCCGGCGTGAAGGCGAAGGGCAAGTCCCCGGCCTTCATCAGGACCGACATCTTCAAGAAGTACGGCATCAGTGAGAGCAAGGCCTGCCCTGCAGAGAAGAGGGCGGAGCTGCTGGATGAACTCAAGAAGCTCTGGTAGTATGCCGACCGCTCACGCACTCCTGTCTCCATCCTCTGCGAAGAGGTGGATGACCTGCTCACCTTCGGCGAGGGCCGAGAGCTCCTACAGCGACACGCCCACGACCTTCGCCCAGGAGGGCACCATCGCGCACAGCTGCGCCGAGTTCATGCTGAACTACTACAAGACCGCGGGCGAGCTCTTAGAGTTTGAAGCGCTACGCGAGGAAATGCTTCAGACACAGCCGGAGGAGATCCTCCAGCTCATCAAGGAGTCCAGAGCGCTCGACATCGACTTCTGGGACATGGCCCAGACAGTGCACGACTTCTACGTCACCCCGGTCTTCGAGGATTTCATCCAGGCGAGAGCCGAGGATCCTGACGCGCAGCTGCTCATCGAGTCGCCTCTCAGCCTCTCCAGCTTCATCCCCGAGGGCTTCGGCACGTCTGACGCTGTCATCATGCACGGCGACATCCTCGACGTCTACGATCTGAAATACGGCAAGGGCGTCCGCGTGGATGCCGACCACAACCCTCAGATGATGTGCTACGCCCTGGGTGCCCTCTACGGTGACGCCGAGCTCTATCTCATCAACACCGTCAGGATGCACATCCTCCAGCCGAGGCTCAGGCACTTCAGCACCTTCACCACATCCTTCGACGCTCTGGTGTCGTGGGGCCAGAACATCCTCAGACCAGCAGCAGAGAAGGCCTTCAGGGGCGAGGGCAACTACACCCCGGGAGACCACTGCAAGTTCTGCAAGGCCGCGCCGCGCTGCCGTACCCTCTACGTATACAGCCTCGCCGCGTGGCAGAGCATGAGCCAGCCGGAGACCCTCAGCAATGAAGAACTCGGTGAGGCTCTGAAAATGACGGAAACTGTCAAAACATGGGCAGCCAGGGTTGAGGAGTACGCAGCGCGCCAACTCACCGAGGGCGTGAAGCTCCCGGGGTGGAAGCTCGTCGAGGGCCGCAGCGTCAGGAAGATCACCGACCAGGAGGGAGCTCTCAGGGAACTCCAGGCCGCAGGCTTCGAGCCGGAGATGGTGCTCAAAGCACCGGAGCTGAAGACAGTCAGCGACCTTGAGAAGATGCTCGGCAAGAAGGGCAAGGAGCTCTTGAAGCCGTACATCAGCAAGCCGCAGGGCAAGCCGACGCTCGCGCCAGCCTCAGACCCTCGCCCAGAATTATCCAACGCTGAGAGAGACTTCTCCGGCGCATTATAAACAACCGTTATAACCGTTTTACAGTCATGAACGACACAAAAGTAATTATTAAAAATGTCCGCTTCTCTTATGCCTACGTATTCCAGAAGGACAACAACGACAAGTACAGCGTCAGCCTCCTCATCGAGAAGAGAGACCCGCAGATCCCGGCCATCAAGGCCGCCATCCAGGCAGCAGCCACACAGGGCGCCGGCACACTCGGCCAGGGCTTCAAGCTCGACCTCTCCAAGATCTTCCGCGACGGAGACGAGAAGGAGGACCCGAACTACAAGGGCCACTGGTACATCAACGCCAAGAGCAAGAACAAGCCGGGAGTCGTGAAGCCTAACACGACAGGCATGGGAGGCAAGACCGTAGAGATCACCGACCCGCAGGAGTTCTACAGCGGCTGCTACGGCGCAGCGAGCGTCAACTTCTTCGCCTTCAACACAGGCACCAACAAGGGCATCAGCTGCGGGCTCAACAACGTCCTCAAGCTACGCGACGGTGACTTCCTCGGAGGCAGATCATCAGCTGAGTCAGACCTCGGGGACCTCTGCGGAGAGACCCAGGCAGCGGGTGACGACGACATCTTCTAAAAACCAGCCCGGCACCGAGTGGGGACTCAGGAGCGACACCTGACCGGGCTCCAACTAATACTTCCAAAAATGTCTCATAATACAATGTACAACCCCATCGTGAACGTGGAGAACGAAGGGCTCCGCGAGCGCCTGAAAGAATACCAGGCCGGGATGAAGGACATCCTCGCAATAATAGGGAACCCCGTGGCGGGCTGCTATCTCACCCTCGGCGAAGTCGAGACCATCAAGAGCATCATCACAAGACTCTCACGATGAAAGACCTCCACATTGACATCGAGACCTACAGCGCGATCAGCATCGCAGACTGTGGCGTATATAAATACGCGATGGACCCGAGCTTCGAGATCCTCCTCGTGGCCTACGCCATCGACGACGAGCCGACGCAGATCATCGACCTCGCGCAGGGCGAAGAGCTTCCGAGATGGTTCATCGTCGCACTCATCGACCACAAGATAACCAAACACGCGCACAACGCCACCTTCGAGCGCGTTTGCTTCACTGAATGGCTGAGGCGCTCCGGACGTATGTACAGGCACGAATGGCTCGATCCTGCGCAGTGGGAGTGCTCCATGGTCAAGGCCGCACGCTGCGGGCTTCCTCTGAGCCTCAAGCAGGTCGGCGAGGCTCTCGAGCTCGAGGACCAGAAGATGGCGGAGGGCAAGGCTCTCATCCAGCTCTTCTGCACCCCGCGCAAAGTGAAGAGGACCGACCTCTTCGGAGCTCTTCCAGAGCGCGTGCAGCCTGACGAGGCTCCTGATAAATGGGAGACTTTCAAGGCCTACTGCGTCCGCGACGTAGACGTCGAGAGAGCCATCGAGCGCGAGCTCAGCTGGTACGAGGTCAGCGACTTCGAGCGCCAGCTCTACGCCATCGACCAGAGCATCAACGACAGGGGGGTCCGCGTGGACCTCGTCATGGCCCGCGAGGCGGTGCGCATGGATGCACAGACCGGGGCGCGCCTGGCGGCCGAGGCTGTAAGGATCACCGGGCTCAGCAACCCGAACAGCCCGACACAGCTCAAGCAGTGGCTGGGCGACCAGCTCGGCATATCTGTCGAGGGACTCACGAAGAAGGACCTCCCCGACCTCATGAAAGCGGCGGAGGGCAAGCCTCTCGTCCAGAGGATGCTCAGGATCCGCGCGGAGCTCGGCAAGACTTCAAACGCGAAATATGACACGATGCTCGACGTGGCAGGAGCTGACGGCAGAGCCAGGGGGCTCACGCAGTTCTACGGCACCAGGACCGGCAGATGGTCCGGTCGTCTGATACAGATGCAGAACCTCCCGCAGAACCACATCGAGGCGCTGGACGCCGCGAGGACCATGGTGAAAGATGGGGACTACGACAGCATCGACCTCGTCTTCGGTAACGTGCCGGACACTCTCAGCCAGCTCATCAGGACCGCTTTCATACCGAGCGAGGGGACATACTTCGCGGTGTGCGACTTCTCTGCCATAGAGGCCCGCGTGCTCGCGTGGGTGGCGGGTGAGGAGTGGGTGCTCGACACCTTCAGGAACGGCGGCGACATCTACTGCGCCACAGCTTCCCAGATGTTCCACGTCCCGGTGGAGAAGCACGGACAGAATGCGCACCTCAGACAGAGGGGCAAGGTGGCCGTCCTCGCCCTGGGCTATCAGGGAGGAGTCGGAGCTCTCGAAGCCATGGGAGGCTCGCGCCTCGGAATGACTGAGGAGGAGGAGAGGCAGACCGTCCAGATGTGGCGCGACGCCAACCCGAACATCGTCAGCCTCTGGGGGATGATAGAGAAGGCGGCGAAGGAGTGCATCACATACAAGACCACCCGCATCGTCACCAGCCGCTACTGCTCGCTGACCTTCTCGATGCAGGAGAACGGCACCATGACGATCACGCTCCCGAGCGGCCGCATGATATGCTACCCGCACGCCGAAGTGCCGAAGACCTGGAAGGACACCGGAGGCATCAACACCCCAGTCATCGACGGGGAGCAGGAGACCTTCAAGGTGTACAGGAAGGAGCCCGGCAGCCGGATCCGCTTCATGGGTATGAACCAGACCACGAAGAAGTGGGAATGGGTGGAGACCTACGGGGGCAAGATGACCGAGAACATCATCCAGGCGATCGCCCGCGACTGCCTTGCCGAGACGATGACACACTGCGAGGCTGCAGGCTTCCCGGTCGTCTTCCACATCCACGACGAGCTCGTCATGGAGGTCATCAGGAAGGAGCAGCTCGAAGACATCGAGCACATCTTCAAGGTCGTCCCGTACTGGGCGGAGGGTCTGCCGCTGAAGGGCGCAGGATATACAGGCAATTATTATTTCAAAGACTAACAATTAAAATAAATGAACATGGACGATTTAATGCACCACAGCCACGATTTTTTAGAGCTAAAAGAATTTAAGGACATGACCCTGGGGGAGATTATCGAGAAGATCGGCATCAAAGACAGAAAGGTCAACAAGATAGAAATGAGCTGCCGACCGGTACTTATAAAAAGTACAGAGTCAAGCGTATACTTCCCTGTGTATGCGTCCAAAAATCACTGCTTCACCTTTGAACTAATAGATGAATAGATTATGGCAGACGATAGAATGTATTTAAGATGCAAAGCCTGCGGGGAGCAGATCCTATTGGCAAAATGCCACGCACCTATATATAACAATTTTTTCCATGCCGATGAGAAATATGACCGCTTTCTTAGAGATCACTCATGCTGCAACCATTTAGGATGCAAAGGCTACCAATATTTCGAACTGAAATACGAATCGGAGGATTAGACCATGACATTTTTAGAAGCATATACAATAGTAACAAAAGAATTTGAAACAAATCCCTACAATAGAAATGCTATGACAGAAGCCTTCATGGGAGGGTATACAATGGCTACAAACAAGAGTTACGACTGGCTATTTATGAATATAGGACATTATGTTAACGAACAGGGATTTGTAGAAACTCACGAACTGGAAAAGGATTTTCGTAAAGCAATGGAGGAATAGATATGGAAACGATTAAAGAAAGAGCAATAAAGTATGCAACATTACCCTCGTATTTAGGTGGATTTGACACAGGAGACTATGATGCCTATTTGGCAGGTGCATACAAGCAGAGAGCTATTGATATCGAAAAGTTCAAGCATTGGTTTACTATATGGTGGGAGCAGAACGAATATATCCCACTTGATGTATGCCTCAAAAGTATAGATAAAACAATGGAGGAATAGACTATGGAAAAAACGATTGAAGAAATAAAAAATGAAATAGCAAATATGATTGCTGTTAGGTATGTAGATGAACTACACCAAAAGATTGCAAGGAGGTCCGCTCTGGAAGCGGCAACCCGGATGTTTTTCTATGATCAAGCAGATAAATACAGGGTTGACATCGCTGCGAAGAAAGAGGCGAAGAAAGAGGCGAAGGAAAGGACTATTGAAAAGGCTTGCGAGTGGCTGAATCAAAATACAGATTGGGGTGAGAAGGACACGTATGAGGGGGAAATAGAGGAGGTATTTCGCAGAGCGATGGATGAGGATGAGAGCGTATCAAATACTGTATCAGATACAATATTTATTTCAGAGATTAAATATATGAAGACAATAGAAGACAGATTTGGCAGCCCTTTCGTCTACGCGAGAGCACTGACGAAAGGCTTCGATGACAGGACCGCCTCGATACTCATGGACGCCATCGTGGCCAACTGGGACGAAATAAGAAACAACTACGCACCGGAGGAAATCAAATGAAAGTAATCACAGTAAGGGACACCGGCACCGACGTATGGGCCGCCGTCACCGTATCTGAGGAGAACTGGCAGAAGATAGCCGAGCAGGACAGCTTCCTCGCCGAGCTCGTGCAGTTCTTCGAGTACAAGCAGAAAATCGCAAGGGACCGCGAAGAGTTCCAGGAACAACTGAAAAGAGAAAGAGATGAAAGTGAAACTGCTCAGGGAGGCGCTCAAGCGCTTCGAGGATGACGACCAGGTCTACATCCTCACAGATCCGCAGGAGTTCGACGAGTTCGGCAACTGCACAGGCATCAAGCCCGTCGCCGGCATCAGGCACCAGAGGATGCTCGACGAACTGACCGACGAGATACAAGCAATACTTGAATATTAATAACTATAAAAACACTCAAATCATGGCAAAGCACAAGAACGGAGCCCTCACCGGCTACTACGACATCAGACACAACGACATCTGCATCGGCGACTACATCAAGACCGGCACCTCGGCCTTCAAAATCAACCAATACGGCATGCCGCAGAACCCAATCGTCGGCACCCGTAAGTGGGTAGCCATCGGCGACATCGAACTCATCGATGAGGCAGAATACCGGCAGATCATCGCTGGACGTACACCGGCACCGGCACAGCCTGAGACTCCTGAGGTCATCGACCTCGAGGAACCGGATGAGATCAAGGAGGCGGTGAAGGAGACGGAGGAGGCGAGCGCGCCCTCAGAAGAGCAGACGCCCGCTGACATCACGCGCTTCTCAGATGATGAGCTCCGAGCTGAACTGGCTGCACGCGGCTATCGCGGCACGGTCACGCACACCTACACCGTCACAGTCACCGACACCCTCGAGCTCTGATAGATATGACGAAGAAGGAAATGGTCGAGAAGTTCCTGAGAGCCAAGGGCTACAAGCTCATACAGGGGGACGAGGCGCATCTGGCAACGCTGGAGGCGCTTCTTCCCTGGCTCATGATGGACCTGCAGAACAGCCTGTTCACGGAGTTCGTGGCGCCTCTGCCGCTCAAGAACCAGCTGAAGAAGGCGAGGAAGGACTGGGGCACAGCCTACAACAACTTCAACGCGAAGCTCTTCGGGGCCTTCTCTCCGGACGAGCAGGCGGAGATCTGCGACTACATGGACGACCTCGAGGACTACATGAGGAACGACCTGGTGATGCTGCGCTGCGCGGTGATGGAGCAGATCCACACCGAGGACTTCAAGGCGAAGCAGGTCATCAGCGCCACCTTCGCCTGCCTGGTCCTGTCGATAGTCGCGGAGACAGTGCACACGAAGGTCTACCAGTCAGTGAGACCGCTGACCAGCTGGCAGACGCGGACGAAGTACCACCAGGATCTGAGGCCCGAACCGGTGCCGGAGCTCAAGATGATCCAGAGCAAGGCGACCTACTTCGGGAGCAACTTCACGCACTGCGCGGGGATCGGGAACGTCTACATGAGCGAGAAGATCCAGAACCTCATGGAGGGCATCGGGAGGAAAGCCGTGAAGTGGCTCTCCACGAATGTCGCATAAACAGGGAGCTCAGGGCCCTCGCGGTCGCCAGACTGGTCGAGAATGAACGACGAAGGAGGAAGGCGAGGGAAGAGGCCCTGACAGTCGGGAACTACACAAAACAACGCATTTATGGAAATTTACAATATATCAACGGGCCGCTCGAGACTTGAGCAGGAATGGCAGCCGAAGAAGGTGAGCTGGAAGCAGCTGACCGAGCGCCTCAGCCAGTGCCGCCGCACAGCTGAGACCTTCGCCGAGTACAAGGCGATGAACCGCACGGACAAGGGCAAGGTCAAGGACGTCGGCGGCTTCGTGGGCGGCTCCCTGGAGGGCAGGCAGCGCAAGGCCTGCAACGTGGCCGCCAGGTCGCTCGTCACCCTCGACATCGACTTCGGCCAGAAGGACACCATCGGCATCGTCGGGGACATGATGGCAGGCACCGCCTGGTGCATCTACTCGACACACTCGCACAGCTCGGAGGCTCCGCGCTACCGTCTGATCGTGCCGCTCAGCAGGGAGGTCACCCCGGACGAATACATCCCGATCTCCAGGAGGATCGCGGAGGTGATAGGCATCGACGTCTTCGACGACTCGACCTACCAGCCCGAGCGCCTCATGTACTGGCCGAGCGCCAGCCGCGACGGTGACTTCGTCTTCAGACAGGCGGAGGGGGACCCCGCTGACGTCGACTATCTCCTCGGCACCTACACAGACTGGAGGGACGTCACCGAGTGGCCGGTGTCGAAGAGGGTCCAGCGCATCAGCGCGGGCCACGGAGCAAAGCAGGAGGACCCGACAGGCAAGCCAGGAATCATCGGAGCCTTCTGCCGCACCTACTCCATCAGCGAGGCCATCGCGGCCTTCCTTCCTGACGTCTACGAACCGGCGGGAGCTGACCGCTACACCTTCATCGGTGGAACGACGGAGGCCGGCGCGGTGGTCTACGAGGACAAATGGCTCTACAGCCACCACGGCACCGACCCGTGCTGCGAGAGGGAGGTCAACGCCTTCGACCTCGTCAGGATCCACCGCTTCGGGGCTGAAGATGCCGAGGCCGACCCGGACACGCCGGTCAACCGCCTCCCGAGCTTCGCCCTCATGGACCGCTTCGCCAGGGAGGACCGCAAGGTCAACGGCACCATCGTCCGCGAGAAGCTCGCGAGCATCGACGACGACTTCGGGGACATTGAGACAGAGGACGAGGAGGGGGACAGCTGGAAGGACCTGCTCAAGGTCAACAAGACCGGGCTGGTCGCAACACCGGCCAACTACAACATCCTGCTCAGAAACGACCCGGGACTCCGCGGATCAGTCCGCCATGACGCCTTCAAGGACCGTAACATCCTCCAGCGCAACCTACCATGGAGAGCAGTGGAGACCGGTCCGTACTGGGAGAACGCTGACGACGTGAACCTCATCGGCTACGTCAGCAGAAACTACGGCGGCACGCCGGTCACGAAGACGGTCCTCCTCGACGAGTGGGACGCGGTGATCAGCCAGAACAGCTTCCACCCGGTGCGCGACTACCTCGCCACCCTCAGATGGGACGGCAAGCCGAGACTTGACACCATTCTCGTCGACTACCTGGGCGCGGAGGACAACGCGCTCACGAGGGCGATGACCCGCAAGCACTTCACCGCGGCGGTCGCGAGGATCCTCGTGCCGGGCATCAAGTACGACTACGTCCTCACGCTCGTCGGCGACGAGGGCATCGGCAAGAGCACGCTCATCAGAGCACTCGGCGGCGAGTGGTTCGACGACTCCTTCAGCTCCGGCAACATCGGGGACAAGGAGGCCATGGAGCAGCTGAGGGGGCACTGGCTGATCGAGATGGGAGAGCTCAAGGACTACAAGAAGAGCACAGTCGAGAGCTTCAAGGCCTTCATCAGCAAGCAGGACGACAGCTACCGCCCGGCCTACGGTCGCAAGACCGAGCACTACAGGCGCCAGTGCGTCTTCTTCGCCACCACAAACGAGCGCAGCTTCCTCAAGGGGGACACGGGCAACCGCCGCTTCTGGGCCGTGGAGGTCGGTGTCGACATACCGAGCAAGGACGTCTTCGAGATCTCAGAGGAGGAGCGCGGACAGATATGGGCCGAGGCTCTCCACAGATGGAGGCACGACGAGAAGCTCTACCTGCCGAACGAACTCGAGAGGCTCGCAAGGGAACGCCAGGCCGAGTACAACGAAATAGCAGTGGACGACCGCATCGGTGTCATCGCCAGCTGCATCCGGAGACACCTCCCTACGAACTGGTGGGAGCTCAACAGGAAGCAGAGGCGCGACTTCTACAAGGACGCCGCGGACATGGGGGACGACGAGCCCTTCATCAGGCGCGACACCATCTGCGCGATGGAGGTCCAGGAGGAGTTCTTCGGCCAGCAGTACGACCGCTACAAGAGCAGGGAGATCAGTCAGATCTTCGGCGTCCTGGGCTTTGAACCGCTGGGTCTGAAGAAGTCGAACGACAAGGAATACGGGGCCCAGAGACGCTACAAAATCCCGCCTACTTTTTACAAGGCTTAGGGGCGGTTACTTGAAGTAATACTTTAAGGTAACAGAGTCTGTTACCAAAGCGGTAACAGAGTAACAGACGGTAACAGAGTCTGTTACCACTTAATCAACTGAAAATCAACAAGGTAACAGAGGTAACACATAAATCACCAACTTTTTCTCTAAGGGCAATTAGGTCGGAAAATAGCCTTAATGTCATCCTAATCGCACTCTACACGTATTATATGGAAAAATGTGTTACCTCTGTTACCGCAGCAAAAATAGCCTTGAATTTTTCAAAGCCTAACTGCGAAAGCGAGAAGACTCTCGAGGCCCGTCTGGTCGACGAGATAAAGAAGAGGGGAGGCGTCGCCCTGAAGCTGACGTCACAGTTCCACCGCGGGATGCCCGACAGGCTCGTCCTGCTCCCTTACCACACCATGGCCTTCGTCGAGATGAAGAGCACCGGCGAGAAGCCGAGCCCGCTCCAGGAGGCCGCCATCGCCCAGCTGCGCGGCATGCGCTTCACCGTCCGCGTCGTGGACTCCACCGAGACCCTCGACGAACTCCTCGAGACCCTCGACGCGAGACTCGACGACCAGCGCGAGGTGGATGCAGAACTCAGGGCGAGGAGCCGGGCGATGCGTCGGGAGTTCAAGGCGCAGCAGCAGAGGGAGAAGCTGGTCAACAAGTACGGACAGACAAGATGATCTTCAAGCCGCACAGCTACCAGACCCGCGCCGTCGACTTCATCATGGAGCACGACTTCTGCGCCCTGTTCCTTGACATGGGACTCGGCAAGACAGTCTCCACCCTGACTGCTGTCGACAGGCTCCTCAATGAGACGGTGGAGTCCGAGAGGGTGCTGGTCATCGCCCCGAAGTCAGTCGCCCTCAACACCTGGGGGAGCGAGGCGCAGAAGTGGGACCACCTCCAGGACCTGAGGCTCTCGATCGTGATGGGGACGGAGGCCAAGCGCATCAAGGCGCTCGACACTCCCGCCGACATCTACGTCATCAACCGCGAGAACGTCGTCTGGCTCCAGAGACTCAGGCCGTGGGACTTCGACACCGTCATCGTCGACGAGTCCAGCAGCTTCAAGAACTTCCAGGCGAGAAGGTGGAAGGCGCTCTGGTCTGTACGCCCGAAGATCCGCCGGATGGTTCTCCTCACCGGCACACCGGCACCGAACGGACTCACGGACCTCTGGGCGCAGGTGAAACTCCTCGACAGAGGCGAGAGGCTCGGCCGCTTCATCGGTCAGTACCGCGAGGCATACTTCCACGCGGGGGCGAGGTCCGGCGCCGTGGTCTACGACTGGATCCCGAACACCGGGGCGCAGCAGCAGATCACGGAGAAGATCAGCGACATCTGTCTCAGCATGAAGGCGGAGGACTACCTTGAGATGCCGCTGCTCATAGACGGAGGACTGGAGCTGCAGCTTGAGGAGCTGAACAAGTACAGGAAGTTCGAGAAGGACTGCGTCCTGGGTGTGTCGGACGGCGATGACATACTCGCCACCACTGCGGTCAGCCTCACCAACAAGCTCCTCCAGTTCGCCTCGGGTGCAGTGTATGATGACGAGCACAACTGGCACGAGGTCAGCACCACGAAGCTCGAAGCCCTGAGCGAACTCCTCGAGCAGACACACGAACCGGTGCTTCTGTTCTATAACTACCAGCACGAGAAGGAGAGGATCCTGAAGGAGCACCCCGAGGCCGTGGCCTTCAAGGGAGAGCCGGACATCCTCAACAGCTGGAACGCCGGGCAGATCCCTCTGCTCCTCTGCCATCCCGCCTCGGTGGCGTATGGTCTGAACATGCAGGAGGGCGGTCACATCATCGTCTGGTATTCCCCGACCTGGAACCTCGAACTCTACGAGCAGGCGAACGCCAGACTTCACAGACAGGGACAGCAGAAGCCGGTGATCATGTACCACCTGGTATGCAAGGGCACGATGGACGAGACCGTGATGGGCGCGCTCAGAGGCAAGGGGAACGTCCAGGCGAGTCTGATGAGACGACTGTCGGAAATTCGTGAATAAATAATTCACTAATTGTTAGCTAATTAGTAACAAATTTTTATCTTTGCGGCATGGGACAATGCAAGAATTGTAAATGGGCCAGTTTCTCAACGGATGAGAACGGCGCGCGATCATGGACGGGCAAGTGCCTCTACTACGTCATCCAGTCGAACGGACAGGTGACGAGGCGCCACGACATCGCCCAGCACTTCAACTGCTCGAACGGTAAATACACGAAGCGATGAAGGCACCGGAAGAGTATGCACAGGAATACGCCCGCCAGATATTCGGGTACATTCCCACGAAGAAGGACAGGAGCTATCTGGTCTACTGCTGGATCGTCGACGCCTATATCGCCGGGTACACTGACCGCGAAATCAGCAGGGAGACTGAGGCATGAAGCTCGCGTGGGACAGCAAGGCGAAGGCCCTGAAGGATGAGGCACGCGCCTCCGGTAAATATTCCCGGGAGGCAAGCTGCGAGCTGTATAACACCGCCCGCTGGCACAAACTCTCGAGAGCCTTCCGCTCAGATCCGAAGAACGCCCTCTGCGTGGAGTGCAAGCGCAAGGGAATAATCCAGGAAGCCGAGGTGGTTGATCACATCGTGCCCTGGCCTATATGTGAGGCTTTCTTCTTCGACGAGTCCAACCTCCAGGCTCTCTGCAAGAAGTGCAACCATGACAAAGGACAAAGAGATAAAACAATCATCCAGCAGTGGCGCGCCGCTCAGGGGGTAGGGGGTGAGAATCTCTAAGGGGCAGCGCGAAGATAACCACCCCCCGACTTTTACTCGCGCAAAAATTGAATTTGAAAATCGAGAGAATATGGAGAACAACCAGACAGGCTACCAGCTGCTGAGCATCGGCTCGGCTTTGTGCTTCACGCTCGGAGCCGCTGCCGCGGACTTCTTCGGCGGTGTCTGGGGCTGTGTGATCCTGGCGGTCACGCTCGCGGCTGGCTTCTACGGCCACCGCATCATCTACCAGCTCGGAAGGCTTCACGAGGCGCTGGACATCAAGGACGAACTCGAGGCCATCCAGAAAAAAGAAGAGGAACATGGAGAACAATGACATCATCACCAGCACGGACCAGGTCCGCTGCTCGGGCTACAAGGAGCTGACGGTGAAGGGCAAGGCCCTCTACCTCGCCAAGTGCCGGGAGCTCATCAAGGAGGGAGAGCTTCGCCGCTGCTATCTTCAGACGCTCATCCTGTGGTCGGACTGTTACGATCGCTTCTGGCGTCTGCGTGCTGACGTCTCCCAGGAGGGCGAGACATTCACGAGCCACAACAAGTTCGGCGACCCGGTTATCAGTGCGAACCCTAAGGTGAAGATGATGAACGACGCGCTCCGTCAGGCGAACGGCATCCTGAGCGAGTTCGGCGCGACCCTCAAGCAGGCGCGGAAGCTCGGGAAGGAGAAACCGAGCAAGGACATCATGGACGACTGGAACGATTAAAGATATGAAGATCAGAAAGAGCGACATCCGCATCCCCGGCCCGGAGGGCAAGACCGTCCGGCGCTACATCGTTGAGTATTACAGCATCTTCGGAGGCTGGTGGCCTCTGGTGAGCAGAAGACGCGGGAACATCTACCGCAGCCGCAAGGACCGCGACGAGTGGGTGCGCCTCTTCCTCGCGATCACAAAGGGACGGGTGAAGCTGGTGAAGTGATGGCGGCGTTGAAGATACAGACGGACCTGCAGAGGGTGGAGAGCTACGTCGAGAGAATAATCTCAGGCGCGGCTCCTTCCTGTCTCATGGTGCTCAGAGCTGTCGAGCGCTTCCGCTCGGATCTGCAGCGTCCGGATCTGTACTTCGACGAGAAGATCTTCAACAAGTTCTGCCGGTTCTCGCGCCAGTTCAAGCACTACAAGGGAGCGCTCGCCGGGCAGTATTTCGAGCCGGAGGACTGGCAGCTCTTCGTCATCGCTAACGTGATAGGCCTGAAGGTGAGGGAGACCGGGCGGCGCAAGTACAGGCTCGCGGACATCTACCTCCCGAGGAAGAACGGCAAGACCTTCCTCGCCGCGATCTTCGCGAACTGGTTCCTGATAATGGACGGCGAGGCAGGTCCCGAGGTGTACACCGCGGCCCTGGACCAGGAGCAGGCGAAGCTCAGCTATGACGCGGCGGCCATAATCGCCCAGGGCTCGATCTTCGCGCCCCAGGTGAAGGTGATGAGCTCCAGGATCAAGATGGAGTGCCCGAGGAACAACGGCGTCATGAAGCCGCTGAGCAAGGACACGAAGAACAAGGACGGCCTCAACATACACGCGGCGGTCTGTGATGAGCGGCACGCCTGGCCAAATACGGACATGTTGGACGTGATCAAGACGGGCATGGGCGCCCGGCTCCAGCCCTTCGTCCTCTCGATCAGCACGGCCGGGATTGACGTGAGCAACCCGTATTTCGCGGACATCGAGGCGTACAAGGAGGAGATGAGCGGGGTGAAGCCTCTCGAGGACGATCACTTCTTCCTCCTCTACACTCCGGACGAGGGAGACAGCTGGGAGGACGAGCAGACCTGGCTCAAGGTCAACCCGAACCTCGGCGTCTCTCTCGACTGGCAATACATGCGCAGCACCTACAACGAAGCGAAGACAAGGGGCGGCACCTACATCGTCAGCTTCAAGACGAAGAACCTCAACCTGTGGGTGGATGCTCCGACGGTGTGGATCCCGGACGAGGACGTGGCGAGCTGCTGCGGATCCTTCGACGAGAGCCAGCTGGAGGGCGCCGAGTGCTATGTCGGCATCGACCTCGCGAGCAAGAACGACATCTGCGCCACGGCCTTCTTCTTCCCTCGCTTCAGATATGTCAAGTATCTCTTCGTACTTCCGGAGGAGAAGGTGGCGGACCGCGCGGACCGCGTGGACTACCGTCGCTGGTGTGAGGAGGGCTGGGTGACTAAGTGCCCGGGCAAGGTCCTCGACGAGGACTTCTACCTGGAGACGCTTCTCCGCCAGCTGGCGCACTACGACGTGCGCAGCATCGCCTTCGACCCGTGGGGGATGTGGGATCTGAAGACACGCTTCGGGAAATACGAGGAGATCCTCATGGAGTACAGGCAGGACATCCGCTACATGAGCGTCCCGACGAAGCGCCTGGAGTCCGAGATCCTGAAGCACAGCCTGAAGCTCGGAAACAATCCGGTGATCCGCTGGATGATGAGGAACGTGGTCGTCTACATCGACCCGAACGCCAACGTGAAACTCGACAAGGCCCGGAGCCGCAACAAGATAGACGGCGTGGTGGCTACTGTTGACGCCATCGGCGCGTGGCTGAACATAACAAACGGAGAGAGCAGTGAGATCTACGGCGACCACGGGCTCCGCTCCTTCAACATAAACTTCTAACCGTGGAACAGCAGCACGACATCAAGCAGCTCGCCACGGAGCGCGGCTTCACCGAGGCCTTCTGGTCTCTGCTGGCGGAGCGCCGCCGCGCGGGTCTGAACATCACACAGCGCGAGGTTTTTGACGAGCTCAACGACTACTACGAGGAGATCATCGGCGAGCCTCGCTTCTCCTCTTTCGACGCCTTCCGCGTCCGCCGAGACAGGCGAGTGAAAAATTCACGCAAAGATTGAACATTTGTTCACTGATTTCTGTTGCCTTTTTCGCTTCTTTGTGCTAAAGAAAAACGCGGACAATGGCAGAACAGAAAGCCAGGGGCATATTCACGCGACCCTTCTCCCGCTGGATGGCGGTGAGGAGAGGCGTGCGCGTTGACTCGATGAGCAACCTCAGCAACGTCGTCAAGGACGCTGACTTCGGTGTCACGGTCAACAATGAGACAGCCCTGAAGAACACAGCATACTACGCCGGCATCAGGATCATCGGCGAGAACCTCGCCAGCCTCCCGAAGAGCGTCAAGGCGTGGACCGACGGCGGCATCGTGGCCGCTCCGGCCCATAGGGTCAACAGACTCCTCCACCGTCCGAACAAGTACACCAGCGGCTTCGTCTTCTGGTTCACCATGACGAACTGGGTGAAGGACTGGGGCAACGCCTACGCCATCATCGAAAGAGACCCGGCTGGCAATCCGGTAGCACTTCACCAGGCGCACCCGAAGAACGTGCGCATCACAATCATCAATGAGCGCAAGTGGTTCGTCGTGCGCTTTGACGATCCTGACATGCGCCACCTCGACGGCACCTACAGAGACGAGGACATGATTCACGTCATGGAGGTCAGCCTGGACGGCATCATCGGCATCAATCCGGTCGTCTACAACTGCGCAGCGCTCGAAAAGGCTGCAGCGCAGGAGAAGTTCGCGGCTGAGTATTTCAGGAAGGGCGGAAACATCAAGGCGGTCATGGAGACCGAGGGCAACCTCGGCGACGATAAATACAAGGCGTTCATGGAGCACTTCGCATACAGTGCGGAGAACTTCGGCACGCCTCTCCTGGAGTATGGCGTCAAATACAAGCAGCTCTCGGTCAATCCTGTCGCGGCTCAGCTGCTTCAGTCTGAGATCGTGAGCGTGCAGGACGTCTGCAGGATTCTCGGCATACCTCCGCACATGGTCGCAGAGCTGTCGCACGCGACGTTCTCCAACATCGAGCACCAGACGATCCAGTTCGTGCAGTACACCCTGCGACCTCTTGCGAAGAGGTTCGAGACTGAGCTGGAGGAGAAGCTCTTCTTCGACAGCGAGCGCGAGAGGCTGAGCATCGACTTCAACCTTGACGGACTCCTCAGAGGTGACACGGCAACCCGCTCCACCTACTACCACAACGCCATCCTCGACGGCTATCTCAGCAGGAATGAGGTGCGCGCCCTGGAGGGCTTCGAGCGCGTGGACGGTCTCGACGATATGCTCTATCCGCTCAACACCGGCATCGTCGGGCAGGAAACAGAACCAACAAAAACAGAATAAGACATGGACAAGATCAGCTTCAGATGTCTCGAGGCTCCTGAGATCAGGAAGGCGGGCGAAGGCGATGGCCGTCGCATGACCTTCGTGGCGTCAGACGGAACCAGGGACAGCGCGGGCACCGTCCTCAACATGGAAGGCTGGGACCTGAACAGGTTCAACAGCAACGGCGTGATCGGCTACCAGCACAAGGTCTACGGAGGCTGGGACGACACCGACAACCCGGACAACATCATCGGAAAGGGCCGCGCGTATGTGGAAACCGACGAGCAGGGCGTGAAGCGCCTCATGGTCGACGTGGAATTTGAGCCGGAGGGCATGAATGAGCTCGCCGACAAAGTGTATAAAAAGCTCGAGTTCGGCACCCTCAAGGCCGTCTCTGTAGGCTTCAGACCTCTCGGATCCGGTAGCTTCGGCAAAGGTGAGGAGGCTGTCGGAGGCTCCAGAGAGACCTACTACTTCAAGGGTCAGGAACTCCTGGAAGTCTCTGTAGTAAACATCCCGGCAAACCCGAACGCACTCAGGCGAGGCCTGGAGGAAGCGCTCAAGGAGGTCGAGGAGTACAGGAAGGCGGAGGCGCCAGCCGCTCCGGATCCAGCAGTGGAGGAGGCGAGGAAGGCCGAGGAAGCCGCAGCGCGTCAGCGTGAGCTCGAGAAAGTGGCAACAATAGCAAGGGCAGCTTTGCTCTAAGTAATAACAACCAACAAAAACCTCAAAGAAAATGAGAAAAATCGCAGAAATCCGCAAGGAACTCTCTGAGAAGATCGCCGAAGTCAAGGGCATCGACTCAAACAACTCCGAGGCTGTTGAGAAGGGCATCAACGAAGTTAACGCCCTTGTGAAAGAACTCGACAGCGCAAACGCAATCGAAGCAGCTGAGCAGAAGGCAGCAGAGCGCAAGCTCGAGCAGCTCCAGAAGAACGCCGGCCGCTCCTTCTCCCTCCTCCGCATGGTTCGCGACCTTTCTGAGGGTCGTGCACTTGAGGGCCTCGAGGCAGAAGTCGCTGAAATGGGTGCAGAGGAATACAAGAGGCTCGGCCTCTCACAGCAGGGCGTCGCAGTCCCTTCTGCTTTCCTCCGCGCAGCAAACGGTCAGAACGTAGCAGGCGGCACAGCCGCAGACGGAAAGAACCTCGTCAGCACAATGTCCGAGCTTTATGTCGAGGAGCTCAAGAAGAAGCTCGTCGTGGCACAGCTCGGCGCGACAGTCCTCACAGACCTCACAGGTGAGCTTCCTGTCATCACTTCCGCACAGATCTCCGCATCATGGGGTGCTGAGGCTGCTCAGGCAAGTTTCACAAAGGCTGCCTACGCAAGGGCTACTATGAAGCCTCACCGCAACATGATCTGCGTGGCTGTCACCAAGGACCTCCTCCGCCAGACTTCGCTCGACGTAGAGGCTGACCTCGTGAAGAAGATCACAGAGGCACACGCAAACCTCATCGAGGCTGCTGCAATCGCCGGCACAGGTTCAAACAGCCAGCCGACCGGTATCCTCAACACTTCAGGCATCGGCTCTGTGTCCATGGGAACAAACGGTGGCAACATCACCTGGACTAAGGTCGTAGCACTCGAGACCGAGATCAACAGCAACGACGCAAACCGTGGCAGCCTGGCCTACCTTACCAACGCTAAGGTGTGGGGCAACCTCAAGACCATCGCCAAGGCAAGTAACACCGCAGCGTTCATCCTCGAGAACGGCATGGTGAACGGTTACAAGGCAGACTTCTCAGGCCATGTTCCAGCAAACCTCACAAAGGGCACAAGCTCGCAGAATTGCTCAGCGCTGATCTTCGGAAACTTCCAGGACCTCTACATCGGTCAGTGGGGCGGCCTCGACATCGTTGTCGACCCTTACACCAGCAAGAGGACCGGCGAGGTGGAGATCTGCCTCAACGCTTACAACGACGTACTCGTAGCAGAGCCTAAGAGCTTTGCAGCTATCCAGGACATCACCATCGCGTAACCATTCACGGCATGACTGAACGGGACATAATTGACTCAGCACTGCAGCCCGGGCTCGATGAGCTCAGGCTGCACCTGCGCATCACGTCGCACGACCAGGATGCGCTCCTCCGGACTTATCTGAAGGCTGCCGCCGTATCAGCTGAGCACCACATCGGCAGGTGCCTCGAGCAGTCACGCTTCACTCTTACCGGGGCCTTTGCTCCGGTCATCACTCTCGACCACATCAACCCGAGGTTCTTCCCCGTCGTGGGGACGCCTCGGGTGAAGGTGGACGGAGTAACCACCACGAACTTCTCGGTCTCAGGGTCCACCCTCACGTTCGGCGAGGGCGTCACAGGCTCGGAGGTCCGCGTGGAGTATGTTGGCGGAGGCCGTCGCGTCGAGGATGACATCAAGGCCGCGATCCTGCTGACCGCGACCAAGTATTTCAACAATCCGGTAGACACCGTGGAGACCCTGCCAAGCGTGGCGACGAACCTCCTCGGGCAATACCGCACCTGGGGCGTGGGAGATGGAGCTGAGGAGTAACATCGGGGAGCTTGACACGCTCGTCACGGTTCAGTCCTGCACGATAGGGCGAGGCGACCGAGGCCAGAAGACCTACACCTTCACGGAGCACTCGAAGGTCTGGGCGAAGGTGGACCGCGTGACGGATGAGTTTGTCGGCAACAGCAACCTCGAGAGCAGTCGCAAGCTGACGGTGACGATCTACAAGATCGCGGACCTGACGACACGCTGGCGCCTCCTCGTGGGTGGTGTTCCCTACGAGATCACGAGCATCGACTCGATCAGCCGCTTCTCGCCACTGTGCCAGCTTACAGTGGGCGCGATCAATGGCTGACAGGATCAAGATCGACGGGCTGGATGATGCCCTGAGGTGCTTCGACGAAGCTCCGAAGAACATGCTGAAGCTCTCGAAGAAGGCGAGCCAGGCAGGAGCCAGGGCGGTCACCAGATACATCAAGAGAGGCGAGGGTATGGGACGCTGGACCAAATTGGTCACGGCGAAGGTCAAGAAGACACGCGACGGCAGAATATCGTCCACCATCGGCCTCTACAACAAGGCGGGCCTCCCGAGCGGCTCGGAGATCCCGGACTGGTTCAAGGCGTACTGGCTGAACTATGGAACACTGGAGGGGCGCGACAGCTCGCACAGCTTCCAGTTCAAGGTGAAGCACCGCACCACACAAGCGGCAAAGAACCGGAGGGGAGTCTCCGGAATAAAGCACAGGAATTTCTTCGAGGCAAGCATCGAAGGCTGGGATGACATCTTCGTCGAGGCGTTTGAGAACTACCTGGAAGAACAGCAAAACGAATTATACGACAGATAAAAATGACAGACCGCATCGGCATAAAACTCACGGATCTCCTGGAGACCGTCCTCCCGTTCAACCTCTCAGAGGCTGAGGCGGACAGCTATCCCTACGCGGTCTATTACTACACCCCGACCACGAACTACACGAAGGACGGGGCCTACAAGATACAGGCGGAGGTGACAATCCAGATCTACTCGAAGAGCTTCGACGAGGGCTACGACCTCGCCGGCGACGTCAAGGAAGCGCTCGAGGAAGGGATGACCGGGGAGTTCGCCGCCTCTCTCAGAACGGAAGCGAGCAACTGCTCCGAGGGCGTCTGGGAGATTGACCTCGACTATATCATCAACCAATATAAAACAGAATAACATGCAGGGCTTTAACATTCGCACAAAGATCGGCACCAAGACCCTCCTCGGCTGCACCCAGGACGACTTCAAGGTGTCCGCAGTAACAAAGGAAAGCATCACGAAGGACGACGCAGGCGTAACGCAGAAGGTGGTCACCCGCCACGACGTGACGCTCAGCATGTCCGCCATCTACTCACTCAGCTCATCCGGAGCAGCGACAAAGCTGGACCGCGATGACGTCATCGCTCTCGCCCTCCAGACAGGATCGGACGCAGTGGTGGCTATCGAGTACGGACCGTCTGACGGTGACATCTACCAGGGCAACGCCATCATCACCGGCTACTCTGAGAGCTCAAGCTCTTCAGCTGACGACGACGCCACCATCAGCCTCGACCTCGAGGTGGTGGGAGCACTCACGAAGAAGCAGTAAACCTTAAACTGTAGGAGATATGGATCGTCTGACAATACAGGGCAAGGAGTACCGCGTTGAGTGCAATTTCAACGCAATAATCGACTACATGGAGCAGAAGGGCGAGAAGGACCTCGCCTTCCTGGCCTCCGGCGATATGTCGATGCGCGACTGGCTCATCCTCATGAGGTGCGCCATCAATGAAGGCGAGCGTCTGGAAGGAAGACCTCACGACCACACCGCCGACGAGTTCGGACAGGTGAGCATGATCGAGATGGGCCCGGTCCTCCAGCGCTTCATCGACATCTTCGGCAAGCAGAACCGCGCAGAGTCACAGGCGTCAAAAAAAGAGTAAACCAGAAGGCAGCAGGCCCGGCCCCGACGATCATCAAGCTCAAGGGCTGGGCGCTGGCCTACCTGAGGATCACCCCGAGGGAGTTCGGGGAGCTCAGGCTTCCTGAGTTCTGGGCGGGGATGGATGCACACATGGCAGAGAAGGAGGCAGACCGGCGACACGTCGGCGAGCTCACCAGGGGCGCAGCGCTCAGGCTGTGGAACCTCCAGGTCAAGAAGGAACACCGGATAACCGAGCCGGCCAAGTTCTGGCCCATGCCATGGGACGAGGCACCCGCGGACGACGCAGCTCAACAGATACAGGCGCTCACGTCAGAGGAGCGCGACAAAATGGCTAACGATTTTATAAAACGATTAGATGGCAAGTAAAAGTCCAAACTTGAAGGTGAACGTCAGCGCCGACACCTCGAAGTTCCAGAAGGGGATGAGGGACAGCAAGGACGCCCTCAGAGACTTCAGCAACACAGGCAAGGATGCGCTCGGCAAGTTCGGCGACGCTGTCGGTGTCAACTTCGACAAGGTGAGCCAGATGTCGAACAGTGTCAGAGGCCTCGGTGTCTCCATGTCACAGAGCGGCAACGCTGGCGTGGCAGCTTTCGGCAAGATCGTCGAAGCAGCCGGCGGAGCCGCGACCGCTATTGCCACAATCGGACTCTCCGCTGCGGTCGCATCGTTCAAGCTCCTCAGGGAGGAGGCGGAGAACTTCAAGACGACAGTCGAGGGCGCGAACCTCGAGCACCAGGCCACGGCCTACGTTGACACATACCGGCAGGCCATGCACGACTTCAACAGCGAGATGGGCAAGTCCGTCGCGCAGTTTGAGAACGACTGGAAGATGGCCTTCACCCGCGTCTGGTCGAACGCTAAGGCGGGGGCGGTGCAGTTCATGCAGCTCTTCAGCAAGAACGGCGGCGGCATCAAGGGCTTCGTCAATGCCCTCTACGACGCATCGGACAACACGAAAGCGGCGGCAGCTCAGGCTGACAAGTCAGCAACGAAGGCGATGTTGCTCCAGAACAAGCTGAACAACCTCATCCAGCTCCAGAAGTCGGACCAGCTGAAAGTGATGCAGTACGACACGGAGATCGCCGCCCTGAAAGAGAAGGCGAAGGACTCCGAGGTGTCAGCGTCAGAGAAACGCGCAGCACTTCTCAAAGCGGAGGAGCTCATCAACAAGAAATACGAACTGCAGCACGGCATCCAGGAGAAGATCGCGATGGTGATGCACGAGATGACCGAGCTCACCAACAGCACGCAGGAACAGATTGACGCGGCCTACCAGGCCAGCATCAAGAGCTACCAGCTGGAGCGCGACATGCACAACGAAATGGCGGGGCTCAGCAAGCTCCAGAAGTCCGTGACTGCTGAGGCTCAGAAGGAGGCGGAGGCACGCGCCACCGCTGCAGCTGCAGCCAAGGCGATAGCAGACGACCGCGCGGCGCTCTCAGGCATGGGCCTCCAGCAGATCGACACGAAGCAGGCGGCGGGCATGATGGACGGCGGGCTCGTCACGAGCGACCAGGCTCAGGGGGTGACCTCCCTCAAGGTGGAGGACATCCAGGAAGTCAACCGTGAGATCATCGACCTCAGCGGCTCCATCAGCACGACCCTCGCGGACGCCATCACAGCGACGTCCGAGATCATCGGCTCACTCTGTGCAGACCTCGCCACAGGCCAGGACGCCTGGGGCAACTTCAAGAACGCGGCGCTCAGCGCTTTCGGTGACATGGCGATAAATGTCGGAAAGCTCGCACTCGCCACTGGTATCGCCATCCTCGGCATCCGTCAGGGCCTCATGAGCCTCAACCCTTACGCGGCGATAGCTGCAGGTGCTGCCCTCATCGCCCTCGGCGTGGCTGTCAAGGTAGGCATGGCGAACATCGCGAACGGAAGCGGCTCATCAGGCACGGCATCAGTGGCAAGCGCTACGGGCTCATCCAACGCGAGCACGAACGCCTACGAGACCCAGGAGATAGAGGTCAAGGTGACAGGAACGCTCCAGGCTTCCGGCTCTCAGCTTCTGGCAGTCATCAACAACGAAAACAACAGAACAAACCATACGACCTAACAGATGGCAACCTACCGCGACTACATCATCTTCAGGTTCGAGAGCGAAGTGGCTCACAAGGACACGACCATCACGATCCAGAAGAAGGACTTCCCAAGCTACGGGACACCGAAGTACAGGAAGCTCGGGGCGGCTCCGGTCCTCAGGAGGGAGCAGCGCGAACACATACACGGCGCGAGCCTGCAGCTCTTCGCCCAGGCGGACATCGAGGGAGAGTTCGCGGAGCTCGGTGGCTCCGACGCCACGGCCTTCCTGGTGACTGTCGTCAGGGGGACCACCACCATCTTCAAGGGCTTCCTCACTCCTGAGCTCTACAGCGAGCCGGACATCCCGGTCCCGTATGATGTGGAGCTCAACGCCACGGACGGCCTCGGCGAGCTTAAATACAAGACCTACGAGGAGGTCGTGGGAAGCTCGGATCAGACGCTGAAGCAGATTCTGACGAAGCTCATCAACGCGGCGGGCGTGACCTACGACACCACGGAGCTCTTCGGGGAGTTCTTCACGATACAGTCCGGCAGCACCAGCATCGGCAACTTTTATATCAACTTCGGCAACCGTGCGGAGGATAAGGCCTACGACGTGCTGAGCGACATCCTCGCCAGCCTCAACGCTGAGCTCTTCATCGACGGGCTGAAGGCGCGCCTGCTGAGGCTCAACGACATCACACCGGACTCGCAGCTGGACTATGGCGAGTATTTGAGCGTCAAGTGGGGGGTCCATCACTACTGGCCGGTGGGGAACCTTATCAGCACCCTCATCGCGGCGCGCAAGCAGGTGAAGGTGGCGAACGATTGCGAGGTGATCCGCATCCCGTTCAGCTATCCGAGTTATAACAAATTTACGGCACCATACGCCCCGAAGGTGGACGTGGACCTCGTGGTCTCAGGCTACAAGCGCTCGTACAGCGCCGGCACGCCTCAGCTGAAGGTGGCGATGTACTACGCGGTGGGCCAGGCTCTGTACCTTACGGAAGCCGGAGGCCTGTCGAACTCTGAGGTGTGGGGCCCGACAGTCCAGATCACAGGAACGTCAGCGGACGATCCGAGCGAGACCACCGTGCGCCTCCCGCTCGTCTTCGCCGCGCAGTACGCGGGCCGCGAGCTCACTGCTATCGAGGTGACAACGAAGGGGGCCTACGCGGACGACTTCACGATGGCGATGGAGGCCGTCACCCTGAAGGGCTACAAGGACACGATCAAGATAGCAAACGGCGCCAGGAACGACGCGAGCGATGTCACCAGCATCATCACCAGGGCGACGAGCTCGATGAGCCCGGACGCCTGGCGGCTCATGTACGGGCTGCCGCACACCAGCGCGGGAGGACAGCCTACCACCTGGACTTCGACGAGGCACAGGTCAGACGCGCGTGACTTCCTGAGCTTCCTCGCATGGGATTACGCCTACTATAACGCCGTGGCGAAAATCAGCAAGGACGGCAAGGTCAACACACCGGACGACCGCCTCCCTCTCTTCCTCCTCGAGGGCGACTACCAGGAGGGCACCTACTACTTCCTGCACACCTACAGCTGGGACCTCCTGGCGGATGAGGCGGAGATCAAGGCCGAGAGCATCGTCGAGGCAACGCTCTCCGGAGTAACAGAAACAATTACCGAAAACAAGAAATAAACATGGAGATCAAGAAGAAAAGGGTCGGCAACGACCTCATCATCAGGCTCACCCTCAAAGACTCCGGGGTGGCCGTCAGCTGGTCGGGCGTGGATATACTCAGCGCCCAGATGTACAGCGACGCGCAGAGAGTCATGGCGGGCTTCTGTGACACGGAAATCGATGCAGAAGACGCGACGGTCCTCCTGGTACGTTACGGCGCGAATGAGCCGCAGTATTTAGGCGTGAATCGCCTCGTGATGAGCTTCATCTACGAAGGCGCGACAGTGACCTACGACTGCCCGGTGGTGAAGTATGTCAGCCTCACCGAAGAGGAGGGCACAGAGACCATCAGCTCGGTCTCCGCTACAGTGACCGCTTCGGGCTCCGTTGACCTCGACCTTGAAGTGGATGCGCTGACGGCGTACATCAAGCCGGAGGGAGGCATCCCAGAGAGTGACCTCGCCCAGGCCGTGAAGGATAAGCTCAACAGAAGCAGCAGCGCCGCAACATGGGGCAGCATCACGGGCACACTGGCAAGCCAGACAGATCTGAACACAGAGCTGGGCAAGAAGTACGCGAAACCGAGCGGAGGCATCCCTGAGAACGACCTCGCGCAAGCGGTGAAGACGAAGCTCAACGCGGGCGGGACTTTCACGGTCAGCATCAGAGAGACGCCATACGCTGACATCCTCGCGGCCATTAACGCGGGAAAGATACCGGTTACGGATGAGCTGGCGGACAGGTATGTGTTCGGAGGTCTCAGCGGGAGCGTGATCTACTTCTTCCAGGCAGACCCGAACAGCCTCTTCTTCGTCACCGTTGACGAGGATGACGAGTGGCTCGATGGAGAGTTACCTCTCACGGGTCTCTATGTTAAACCCGGCACGGGCATCCCAGAGAGTGACCTCGCCCAGGCTGTGAAAAACAAGCTGGCCGGGGGCGCTGGCGCAGTCCGTCACGATGTCGACCAATCCCTCCAATTGAGCGACCAAGCGAAATCCACCGCAAGGCAGAACATCAACGCAGATGAGAAGATGGCAACTGCAACCTCTCAACCAAGCGGAGGTTTCAAATATAACGCCTTCTACAATCTTGGTGTTTTGTCAGGCTCTCATACCTTCGCACTTGCGACCACAACAAGCATCACGGATGAATGCGTGATTCAGTTCAGCACGGGAGCAACCGCACCATCTATCACTTGGTTTGAGGGCGTTTCTTGGTATGGTGGCTCTGCTCCAACCATCAACGCAAACAAGAGTTATCGTATCGCAGTCTGCAACGGACTTGCAATTTGTGGAGAATTCTAATATGGGAAAGTTCTTTGATTCCTTAATGATGCAGTCACAAGGGGATGTACCAAGTGGAGTTGTGTTCTATGACTACCTTATTGGTGACGGAAGTGCGTATGTAAATACGGGAATTCAAGTAATAAACAACGCAATCGTAAATCCTAAATCAATAAGTCTTACTATTTATAACAATATCGCTTATACAACTGCAAGTTATAAGTTATTTGAGGCACAATCTATAAATCCCTTTTATAGAGTACATCACTCAAAAGGTAAATATTGGTTAGGTTGGGGTTGCACAAGTGCAAACCATATATCTATCGGTTTTACTAAAGGAAGTACAGAAACATTGAAATTTGACTTTGTGAATAAATTGGTTTTTAAAGGTGAGAGCGAAGGAGTAAGTATGGGAGTTGCATATAAAGAGGGTGCGCCATTAAAACCTATACTGATATACGCATACAATCAAAGAATATACAATGTTAGGATTGAATATGATGGTGGTATAATGAATCTCATTCCTTGTGAGTATAACGGAGAGGTTGGTTTGTGGGACTCTGTAAATAGAGGATTCTATGGAAATGATAATTCAAGCGGAAGTTTTTCAGTAGGTAATATCTAATTATGAAATACATCAAAGACGGAAAGTTCAGCAATTGCAAGGCAATAGAACTGAACGGAAGGTGGATAAGCAATCCCACCGAGGAACAAATAAGACTTGCGGGATGGGTGGAGTATGTACCACCAACCGCAGAGCCTTACACACCGACATATGAGGAGAGGGTGGAAGAACTCATTCGTGAGAGATACACCATCTCCGAGGAGTTCGCCATCCTTCGCCAAAGGGACACGAAGGCAGAGGAGTTCGCAGAGTATTTCGCCTATTGCGAGGACTGCAAAGCGAGGGCGAAGGCAGAGGAATAGTCGGTCATTCAATTCCGCGCCATTGAGCGACCGGATAGCAACAGAGGAGGAGCCAGGCCTGAGCGGTCGGGCTTCTTCTTTTTTTACTACCTTTGCAGCATGAAACAGACAGACGACCAGAAGCTCATCACCGTCAGCCAGGCGGTCAGGGAGTTCGAGGAGTTCCTCCGGATCCGCGCGGAATACGGGGAGGCCGACGCCGAGCTCGTCAGGAAGAACCGCGACAGCTGGATCGAGGGCTTCCGCCTCAGACTCCTCAAATAATTGAACATTTGTTCATCCCTTCGCGCTCGCGCGTGCGTATCTTCGTGGCAAACATATAAACGCCATGAAGGACTTCCTCTGCAAACTCTTCCGCCGGATCCTCGACTGGGTCCTCCGCATCTATGACAATTTCGTCGCCAGCCTCTGCAGGATAGGCATCGACAAATACCTCCACTACATCGCGGGCATCATCATCGCCCTCCCGTTCGCCTTCCTTCTTCCGGATGGCTGCCGCTTCTTGTGCTTCCTCCCTTCAGCTTTCGCCGGTCTGTTCAAGGATGCCCTGGACCTGTGGCGCGGTGAGCGCTTCGACTGGTTCGATGTTCTGGCGACAGTCCTGGGGGGCGTCACCGTGGCCCTCTTTTCGTTCATCCCTTCTATCGGATAACGGCATGGACTGGACTCAGATCATCCTTGCCTTCTTCGGCCTGATAGGGGCGGTGGACCTCGGCCGCGTCATATTCTTCCGCGCATCGAAGCGCAAGGCGAACGCCGAGGCGACAAGCATCGAGAAGCAGAACGAAGGCACGGCAGTCGAAGCTCTGAAGAACTCCGTGGAACTTCTCAGCGAGCAGCTGAGCAGGAGCACCGCGAAGGTGTCAGAGAAGCAGGCAATCATCGACGAACTCCGTGAGGAGGTCCAGACGCTACAGCTGCGCCTCGTCTCCCTGTACGATGACATGTGTGTCCACAAGGGCTGCAAACTCCGCAAGCCCCACGAGGGCCAGGGTCGTCTCTGGTACGACCAGCACGCCGACGATCCGAGCCTGGGCTGCGATTATCTGAGCGTGGAGTGGATGCTCAAGAACTGGCGCAGTACATACAACCAAGACACAAAAGAGACAAATGGGGACAATTAGCAAAAATTTCAGCTATCGCGAATTTGAAGCAAGCGAGCGGGCTGATCAGATGAGGATCTGCAACTTCATCACCTCGCCGACAGTGAGGGACAGCGTCAAGGCTCTCGTGATCAATGTGCTCCAGCCACTCCGGGATGTATGGGGCAGACCTCTCGATGTCAACAGCGGCTACAGGTGCCCGAAGCTCAACCAGGCCGTCGGTGGCGTTCCTACCTCCCAGCACGTCAAGGGCGAAGCGGCGGACATCAAGGCGTCAAACCCTTACGAGCTCGCGCAGTGCGCCCTGGCGCACAACATCCCATACGACCAGATGATCCTCTACCCGACGTTCGTGCACTTCTCCTACAAGCTCAGCGGACAGCAGAGGGGTCAGGTCCTCTACAACAAGGCCTACAAGGGCAAGCGCCTCTAAACTCATGAAGCGGCGGGACGTCATACTCGTCGCGCTCGCCGTGCTCGGCCTCGTGGGCGCGGCATACCTCACCGGGCACAGAAGGGGGGCAAAATCGAACGCGAACGCGAAAACCGACACAGTGGTCGTCTGGCGCACGAAGTACGAAGACAGGCCGCAATTCAAGACCGAGGAGCTCATCGAGTTCAGGCCGGTCAGCTACAACTACAGCCTCCCGGTCTTCATCGAGAGCACCGACACAGTGGAGAAGCTCGTGCCCTACATTAAGGACAGCCTCATCTATGTCCCCATCACGCAGAAATACTTCGAGAGGGACGACGGGCACCTCCGTCTCTGGATCTCCGGATATGACACCAGCCTCGACCGGTGGGAGCTGGATGAGCAGACCGTCACGGTCACAAAGCGCAAGCGGTGGGGCTTCTCCGCGGGAGCCGGTCCTGCTGTCATCGTCTCACCCTTCGGGGGCTTTCATGTTGACGCTGGCGTGGGTGTTTTCGCCGGCGTGACTTACACGTTTTAGAGGGATAAAACAAAGCCCTCGGTGTCACGAATGAGGTCACGGAGGGCTAACTGCTTGAAAATCAATCTATATTGTGGAGATGGGCGGACTCGAACCGCCGTCCAAACACCGCACCAGGCGGCTTTCTACACGCTTATCCTTCCTTTGGTTGTCGGCGGGTGGCTGCCGGAAGGCGGGCCATCAAGCGCTTATCCTTTGAGTCTTAGGCAGCTTTAAAGGAGTCCACTGCAGCATCCGGTTTGGATGATACCCCGTGATTCAGGACATAACCGGCCTAAAGCCCTGAGGGATACTCGTCGGCCCCGCAGCCTTGGCGGGACGGATTAAGCTAATTAGCTTGGCTAATTACGCAGCGAGTGCATAGTTGCTGTTGTCAGCTGATTGTTTGGAGTCTGAGATTAACGGGCAAGGCTCCGACGCCCGACGTGCTTACCGTCCAATGTCAGATGCTGTCAAAACCAAAACATCCCCATTGGTGCTGCAAATGTAGCACTTTTTCCTTAAATCATTTAGCCTTGAACATCTCTATCTCGACGATCCTGAAATAATTTGGATTAGCATTCGGGCCGCTGCCGGAAGTAGGAGTACCGTACTTTTCATTGAATGCAGCGATCTCCGCCTCGGTAACGACCTGAGCGCGAGGCTCAGTCAGACCGAAACGGACATACTTCGCATCGATTGCAGGGAACCTGGCACCGATGTAATTCGTGGACTCGTCGAATATGCTGTACTTGCATCCAGTAGTCAGTTTTTCACCTGAGAAAACGACCGTCCAATTGCTGTTGTCGGTACTCACGAGGATATCGAAGCCATTGATGTCCATAAGATTGCGCTGATTGAAGAAGGTCAGGGAATCCACCTTTACAGTCTGGCCGAGATTGAGGGTGAAGCCGCAGAGATACTTTCCTGTTTCAGACGCCACGCCCTGTTCGTTGTAATGCACGGTAGGAGCTTTTGCTGCAGCAGCGCTGCCCACCCACTTGAAGTCAGCGTAGTTGCTGCCGCCTCCATAGACAGTTATTCCGTCGGTCAGGCTGGCTACGTTCTTCGGGCTCCAGCTAGGAGAGAAATGATCGTCAGAGAGGAGAGTTATGCCCTTGAGCACATTGTCTTCCGTGCTTACAGGAGGCTCAGCAAAGTGCATTTCGGAGATGCTCTTGCCGGCCAGGAAACCGTCGATGAGCTTCTGGATCTTCTCCATCTCGGAGGCATTGGCGAGAACCTGAGGGAACTGGGTCTGAGCCTCGGAGGTGTAGTAGCTGCCGATGGTCCTCTTCACGAAGGAGTAGTCAGACCCCACGGCACTGCCACCGTAAATAGCGCAATAGGACATCTGGGCAGCGATATAACC